CTCGTAAATACTTATGTCTAACGATTGACAAAATATTTTATTTGGTGTTACACTTATTTCAAAGGAGAAAGTAAATGGATATTAAATTCCTATCAACAGCTAGACGCTTATTCAACGTGGACTACATACCACGAGAGATCAACAGAGCTAACCAACTCAAGTGGATACGTTCTGTAAGGGCGCTAGGGGATAAATCATTATTGGCAAAACAGGTAAACCGAACAGAGGAGAAAGCAAATGCCTGACTTAAAAACTGCACTTAAAGACGCTCTCAACGAATGGGAGCCTACACCTACAACAACCACATCAGAGAAACCTATGGAAACAAAAGAACCACACCGCTTTCAACCAGTCAACAACGTCACACGCTTGAGCGTGGAGTATGTCATCGCAAACCCCGGCTGTACCTCACTGGATGTAGGGGCGTACGCCAAGAAAATAGGGTTGAACCCTGACTCGGCAACGGCAGTCATATCGCAGAACCTACGTGCAGGGCATATCGTGAGGCGTGACAAGAAACTGTACGCTGTTGTCAAAGAGTACACGCCAGTGAAACAAAAGGTCAAGAACAAAGGCGCACCGACTGTGCAACAGCGTCAAGAACAAATGCTTGGTCAAGCCAAACCAAAACCCACTTCGAAACCTACTCCAAGCCTAGGCATCTTGGACTTGATGCCTCCCCAAGCCGAGGTCAAAGTGGATACTAGCGTGCTCAAGGTAGAGCCTAACCTCACCGCTGATTACGTCATGTCACACCTAAGTATTGGCGAAGCGCACAAGCTCTACAAAGAACTCACAGCCATATGGAGTAAAGCCTAATGGCACTCATTGACTTCGTTGTAATAGCGGTGTCCTTGACCTGCGCCTTAATTGGCGCAGGCCTTGTGATGATCTTAATTTGGTTAACTTACATGGTGATGACTCATGACTAAAGAAGAGCTTGATTACTTTTTGATTGAAGAACATTTTCTAAAACTCTGTAGATGGATAGCAGAAGTAGAGCGTGAGGCTTGTGCAAAGATTGCAGACGAATACGCTAACGGGCTGGAACGCAACTATTCTGAAATCATTGCGGACAAAATCCGAGCACGAGGGCAAAAATGATTTATACAACATTTAAACAATGGGTCAAAGGTCGATTTCTTGAAGTAGGAGAGCCACGCAAGAAAGCATATTCAAAAGATGAATTTGCCTTGATAGAGATGGGTTGGGGATATGGGTATGACGCTGGTGTACTGGTAGAGCGTGAGCAATGTGCCCAGATTGCAGAAGAATGGGTGCTTGCTTATCCACATCCATCAAAAACTATTGCTGAACAAATACGAAAAAGGGGAGAAGAATGAATAAATTTGGAATGGCAGAAGTAAAAGGTGAGGGTGAGCCAGTCTTTGGGCATGACTTTGTACCTGATCCAAACGCAGTAGAAACAACATGGATTGAGTTCAGTTTACCTGTGGCGTTGGAAGATGAATGCAGAGCAATGATTGACGTTTGGCTAAAAGAAAAAGGGTGGCATAAATGACTAAAGATGAAATGATTGAGTTGGCTAAACAAGCGGGATGGCAATATGCTCATGGTGAAAGTGGATATGAGGCTTTGTGGGCATTTGGAAAACTAGTAGCAGAAAAAGAACGTGAGGCGTGTGCTGAAATTTGTGATGGTTTTTACTTATCATGGATAGACATACAAGGTAGATATGAATTCATGGGTGAGGGAGCAAGCGAATGTGCTGGTGCAATCCGAGCAAGGGAACAAGAATGAAAACCAAAGAAGAAATTAAAGAAGAGATCATTGAGTTGTATGGTGCAACTCAAGCCTTGAGCGAAACAATGAACTTTCTTCATGCTCAACGCATGGAAAAAAGTAAACAAATGATGGCGTTGAACCATATGTTGAAAGAGATGGAGGACAAAGATGACTGAAGATGAAATACACAACATTTATTTGCACATGAGTGGCAAAGCAGAGGGGTTGGTTGAAGCGACTGGCAACGCTGACTTTCCTGTATTGTTTGCTAGAGCAATCCTTGAGTATGGAGGACTAACAAAAGATATGCAAAACATGGCCTCTAAATCTACTTATAAAGAACAACTAGAAACAAAAGATGAGCCTGTGGCATTGGTAGCAGAAGTTCACATAAGTCGCTATACCATTGAATGGACAAATGGACCACTGTTACAAGGTACAAAGCTCTACACCACACCACAACGCACATGCGTACGGCTGACGGATGAGGAGATGCGTGAACTCGAAAAGCAATTTGAGGCAGAGCGTGTCCGCACATCTGACGAAGAATATTTGGTCATCTATCCAGCCGCTTACTGGCAATGGCAACGAGCCATTGAAGCCAAGCTGAAGGAGAAAAATCATGGATAACCCCAAAAATTCAACACCTATAAAAGAATGGTTAACTTGGTATTTATCTCCACCAGAAAACTGGAATGAAAAATACGGAGATGCCTTTAAATGGACTGAACAAGAAAAAGCGTTGATGCAACAACTAAAAGAAAAGAATACATGAATAACAAAGAATTTGAACCAATAAGAATCAGAATAATGCAAGAAGCCTATGAACTCGCTGATCGTGGTGATGTAGAAGGTTACAACGCAGTAAAAGTTATGTGCAATGATGTTCAGAATTTATTAAAGCGTGAATGGGTAGGACTGACTGATGAGGAAAAAGCGCAATTTGTTGTTGCGTATTACCCATCAAACTGGGACAGAAAAACGGCAGTATCTTTAATGAACGACTACGAAAAATACCTCAAGGAGAAGAACACATGAGAAAACCAATAGCATGGATGAAAGAACTCGTTCCCCAAAAGGGGCTTGAGTGGCAAGTGGTGTTGACTGCCCATGAAGAGATGGCAAAAGATTGGGAGCAGCCAGTCATACCGCTTTATACAAAACAAGAATGGGTAGGGCTGACTGATGAGGATTGTGATGAAGTTGAGCGTTGGGTAGAGTTCAAAGAAGAAGGTAGTGGTCGCATACCGACTTCCAAACTTATCCAATACATTGAAGCCAAGCTGAAGGAGCGCAACACATGAAGACACCTGAAGACGAAGAGTTCGAGCGCATCGAACGAGAGCAACAAAGAATCATTGAAACACAACAGGCATTGCGTGAAGAACTGGCACACGCCAGTAAAGCATTTGATATTGCTTACGACAATTTAAAACGCAACGAAGTACTCGAAGAAGTGGCGCAAGAGATCGAGAAGTTCAAAGGTTTTGGTGAGGACACCATCGCATCGTTTACAGTTTACATAAGGAGCATGAAGAAATGAAAGCATTCCCCGATCCCAACAACACACAATCACACGGCATGGATTTGCGAGACTGGTTTGCCGGTCTTGCGATGCAAGCCATATTAAGCAGAGCAGATTCAAGATTTACAACACCTCTTGATTATGTAGGCGGTAAAGCCTACCAATACGCAGACATGATGATGCAAGAAAGAAAGGTTAAAAATGACGCTTGAAGAATTCGCAAACACACTGAGCACACGCCCACGCAATGTAATGCTTGATTTGAGTAAGAATGGTTGGGGACATACCGACAACATGATACATTACATCGAGAGGCCTTGGCTCAAAGCGGACATCAAAGATGTGTTCAAGCACATGACCAAAAACCGCTTGATGTACCTAGACAAGTGTGGCGAGAAATCTGCCGATGAAATTGCAAAAGCACTAGCCAAACACGGCATCATACTGAAGGACAAATAACATGGCAATGACACCCGAGGCAAGAGTAAAGAACCAAGTCAAGAAGATACTGGACGCTCACAAGGCGTGGCACTTTTCGCCCCCGGGCATGGGGCTTGGTCGAGCAGGAATACCAGATGTGATTGTTTGCTTGAACGGACGCTTCCTTGCCATCGAGTGCAAAGCCGGAAAGAACAAACCCACGCCCTTGCAAGAGCGTGAACTCACAACCATCACACAGGCAGGCGGTAAAGCGCTTGTCATACGTGAGGACAACATGGATGAACTTATATTATGGATGACGAACAACAAGCAATAGAGCGCATCGTTAACGCGATGACAGACGAACAGCAAGCACATTTCAAAGCAACCATTGCAGAGATAATCAGATGCTATGAACCCGATGGGCCGAGCGCGGTGTTGGTACTAGGGTACGAAGACGATCCGATCGTTGGCATATCCACCATCAACTCAGACGTGATGACATCCGCTAAACTGCTCAATGGCGCCAAAGACTTTTTCAACATGGCGAATATGCATGACGCCCCACCAAAGGAAAAATTTAATTGAAACCATACGACCGCATACTAACAATAGACTTTGAGACGCGTTGGGACAAGAAGGACTACACGCTCTCCAAGATGACCACAGAGGAGTACATACGAGATGATCGGTTTACCACGTTCGGAGCTTGTCTCCATGAGTATGGAAGCGACCAACCAATTGAATGGTTTAGCGGATCAGAGCTACCTCGAGTCTTTTCTGGAATCGACTGGGGACGAACCGCAGTGCTTGCGCATAACGCACAGTTCGATGTATCCATTCTGGAGTGGGTGTACGACGCACACCCCTGTTTCATCTTCGACACCTTATCAATGGCACGAGCTTTACGAGGCGTGGAAGTTGGCAATTCCCTCGCGAAACTCGCCCAAGATTTTGGTCTTCCCCCAAAAGGGCAAGCCGTACATTCGACTGATGGCCTCGTTGATCTGTCGCCTGAGATAGAAGCGGAACTCGCTGATTACTGCAAGCATGACGTGTATCTGTGCGAGGAAATACTCACGAAACTTGCGCAACGCTACCCAGTATCGGAGCTACAACTAATCGACATGACCTTGAAGATGTACACACGCCCTGTGCTACGCCTTGATCCCCTCATGTTATCCAACGCCATTGAAGAAGAAAGGACATCTCGTGAAGCTCTATTACAGAAACTCGGCGTTAAAGAGGTTGAACTTGCGTCGAATCCAAAGTTTGCTGAACAACTGCAAAAACTCGGTGTGGTCCCCCCGACTAAAGTATCTAAAACTACCGGGAAGCAAACACTTGCGCTTGCTAAAAACGATGCGCTCTTCCAGACGTTGCTCAATGGTGAACGTGAAGACGTTGCCCTTTTATGTGAAGCGCGTCTTCGGGTTAAATCGACAACAGAGCGCACGCGGGCGCAGAGGTTCTTGGATATCAGTCAGCGAGGTAGTCTACCGGTTCCGCTCTCGTATTATGGCGCGAAGTCTGGACGCTGGTCGGCAGCAAAAGGCTCGGCCATCAACATGCAAAACCTCAAGCGTGGCTCATTCTTACGCAAAGCGATTATGGCTCCCGAAGGGTACAGTCTGGTCGTCGGGGACCTCTCACAGATTGAACCGCGAGTACTCGCGTGGCTTTCGGATTACGAAGAGATGCTTAACATCTTCAGGGCAGGCGGTGACCCTTATGCCGCGTTCGGTGCGCAGATGTTTAACATACCCGGACTTAGTAAAGAATCGCACCCAGACTTACGGCAGTCTGCGAAAAGTGCGCTCTTGGGTTGTGGCTACGGACTCGGTTGGGCGTCGTTCGCGTCGCAGTTGTTGGTGGGGTTTCTTGGTGCTCCACCAGTCAGGTATGAGAAGAAGTTTGCCAAGGCGCTAGGCGTAGACAAAGACTTCTACGATCGGTTTGTTGAGTGGCAAGACAACGAAATCAAACTCAGGGATATCCCTCATACTTGTACGTTGCCCGAGTTGGTGCATCACGCCATCGCTTCAAAGCGCATCATTGATCTTTATAGAAGTGCTGCACATCAGGTGGTATCGTTTTGGGATACGTGCTCAGTGCTCTTGGAGAAGTCGTTGTACGGAGGCGAGGAGCGCAAGTACAAGTGCTTGACATTCCGCAAGGAAGAAATACAATTACCCAACGGCATGAAATTGCTGTACCCTGATTTAAGGGTTACTCAAGACGAAAAAGGTAGGAGCCAGTACGTGTACGGGCCAGACGCTACCAAGTTGTACGCAGGAAAGATAACAAATAATGTCACACAGGCGTTGGCACGCATTGTGATGACGGACGGAATGCTTAGAGTATCCAAAAGATACTTCATAGCAGGTACGGTGCACGACGAGCTAATCGCCGTCGTGCCAGATGCTGAGGTGGAAGAAGCCAAGACTTGGGTCTTGGAGCAGATGACTATGGAGCCTAGCTTTTTGCCGGGCATTCCGCTTGATGCGGAGGTGGGCGCACACCAACGCTATGGGTTAGCTAAAAATTAAACAGGAGAAGTAAATGGTTGAACAATTACCACGCAAAATAAAGATCGGTATGAAGTGGTACTCGGTTGAAGTTGTAGAGGCAATGCTTGATAAAGGCGAAATGGGTACGATCAACTACCCTGAACAGAAGATCAAGATCGGAGTCAAGAGCAACTTAACTGGGCGCAAGTACAAAGATGAAGAGATCAGGGAGACGTTTTGGCATGAGCTTGTACATGCAATTCTTGTGGACATGGGAGAGTACGCTCTCAACAAACGCGAGGATTTTGTAGAAGAGTTTGCCAAGCGGTTATCCAAAGCAATTAAATCAGCGAGGTTCTAATGAACGTAACATGGTCACACAGCTCCCTTAAAGATTACGAGGGATGCCCCCGCCGGTATCAAGAAGTCAAAGTCTTAAAGAACTTCCCATTCAAAGACAATGAAGCCACGATATACGGCAAAGAGTTTCACAAAGCAGCGGAGGAGTACATCAAGGAAGGCAAGGATTTACCCGAGACTTTCATGTACTGTCAAAGCACGCTCGATGCTCTGAACAAAAAGGAAGGGCGCAAGCTGTGTGAGTATCAGATGGCCTTGACCACAGACTTAAAGCCAACCGGATGGTTTGATAAGGATGTGTGGGTGCGCGGTGTTGCTGACTTGCTTATAGTCGATGACGATAACTTAACGGCTTGGGTCGTGGACTATAAGACAGGCAACAACAAATACCCTGATCGTGAGCAACTCAAGCTCATGTCTCTCATGGTGTTCGCACACTTTCCCCATATCAGGAAGATCAACTCAGCGCTTGTGTTTGTGGTCAAAGAGGACTTCGTAAAGCACAGCATGACGATAGACCAAGCACCATCTGAATGGTGGCATTACAGACAGCGAATCGCTAGAATCGAACAAGCCCACGCCACCGGTGTATGGAATCCAAAACCATCAGGCTTGTGTCCGTGGTGTCCTGTGACATCTTGTGAAAACCATCCTAAACATTAAGGAAAATTTATGTCTCTTTTACAACCCCAAACTACTGACCCTTCATGCCCAGACAAATGTCATGTTTGCGGTGCTGTCCTACGTGCGTGTGACAGCGCTATTACACATGACGGGCGTGTGCACACCAATGCCAACAACGCCACGAGCTACGGAGGAATCGGCTTGCATGTAGAGTGCGCTACGATTTTGGCAATGCGTTTGATTGCCGATGTGATGAAGCACAAAGATAGCGAACACGAAACACGCGTAGTAAGAAGTTTGCGCAAAGCGTGCGAAACAAAATTAAAGGAGTTTTAATCATGGCTACCAAACGTAAATCAACGGCAGAAAAAATTGCATACAACACAGCGTATGAGGAACGCCCTAAAGAAGTCAAGATGCGCGAGGAAAGAAACAAAGCGCGTGCTCTTGAGATGAAGCTCGGTAAGGTCAAGAAGGGAGATAAAAAAGAAGTTGACCACATCAAGATGTTAGACGCAGGCGGTAAGAACGTAGCCAAGAACTTGAGGGTAGTACCCAAGAGCACAAACCGAAGTTGGCGCGATGAACACGGCAACATCTACGGAAAGAATAAGAAATAAACAAAGGGAAGTAAATGCAAATCATAGAAAACAAAGCGCTAGTCTTTAAGACGCGCAACCCTGAGAAGTACCAAGTCATACCCAAGCACAAGATCATCGAGCGTGAAGACGATGGCTACGACGTAGCTGTGTATTGGGGGCTTGACGAGGTAAGGGTATTAAAAAATCTCGGTGTTAAAAATGTTCCGTCTCCTATTGTTAAGAAGTACGATTGGCCCGGACGCTTCAAACCAATGGAACATCAGATCGAGACTGCATCATTCCTCACCATACACAGAAAAGCGTTTGTGTTCTCAGAGCCCGGCACAGGCAAGACGCTCTCAGCTTTGTGGGCAGCAGACTATTTAATGAAGATTGGCCACGTCAAGCGTTGCTTGATTCTTTGCCCCTTGTCCATTATGCAATCGGCATGGTTGAGTGATCTCAATAACAGTATCATCCATCGCTCTGCCGTAGTCGCCCACCACGCGCAGGCTACCCGCAGGATAGAGATGATCCAACAGAATTACGAGTTTGTCATCACAAACTATGACGGACTAAACCTTGTGGCCAACGAGATCATCAACGATGGTCGGTTTGATTTGGTCATTGTCGATGAAGCCAACGCATACAAGACAGTCACAACCAAGCGTTGGAAAGCCTTGAAGTCCATCATCAAGCCCGACACACACCTGTGGATGATGACCGGAACTCCTGCGTCACAGTCGCCTGTGGATGCGTATGGCTTAGCCAAGCTCGTGAACCCCACCAACATCCCGATGTTCTTCACAGGATGGCGTGACAAGGTCATGAACAAAGTCACAATGTACAAGTGGTCGCCCAAAGAAAACGCAGGAGACTTGGTGCATGAAGCCCTGCAACCTGCGATCAGATTCACCAAAGATCAATGCTTGGACTTGCCCCCAGTCCTCACCATGACACGCGAGGTTCCGCTCACACCACAACAAGCCAAGTATTACAACTTGCTTAAAGACAAGATGCTTGTGCAAGCATCAGGGGAAACCATTAGTGCAGTCAATGCGGCCGCCGCAGTTAGTAAGCTCTTGCAGATCAGTTGCGGTGCAGCTTACACAGACGACAAAGAGGTGGTGGAGTTCGATGCTGCCCCACGCTTGGGCGTCTTGGAGGAGATACTAGAGGAGACAAGTCGCAAGGTGATTATCTTTGCAATGTTCCGCTCTACGATCGACACAATCCACGCGCATCTATTGAAGCGTGGCATCCCCACAGAGTTCATCAACGGACAAGTCACACCACCAAAACGTGCTGACATCATTAGGAGATTCCAGAATGAGGAAAACCCTAGGGTCTTGGTGATGCAACCACAAGCAACTGCGCATGGAATCACATTGACAGCCGCCGATACGGTGGTATTCTATGGACCCCTCATGAGCGTTGAGCAGTACACGCAAGCCATTGCTAGAGCAGACCGCAAGGGGCAGGACTCTGACAAGGTGACCGTGATCCACATCCAAGGTTCTCCCATCGAGAAGAAGATGTTCAAGGCTTTGGAGTCCAAGGTAAGTGATAACTTACTCATTACACAAATGTTTGAGAATGAAATAAATATTCAAAAGGAGGTTGCAACGATTTAAAAAACTGGTATACAATGTCTAACACTAGACAAATACAACTACACACAAAGGAAAAGAAAATGTCAGACGAAACAATTGATGAGGTGCTACCTCTCAGCCAACTGGCTAAAATTTATCGCAAGATGAAAGCCAAGATGGATGAGATCACCAAAGAGTACGACACTCAAATGGAGACGCTCAAGGAACAACTTGATGCCGTCAAGAATGAAATGAAAGATCAGATGAAGGCGCAGGGCGCCACGTCGATCAAAACAGATTTTGGCACAATTAGTTTAGTGACCAAGACGCGCTATTCCACACAGGACTGGGACTCGTTCAAACGATTCATCGTTGAACACGATGTTGTTGACTTGTTGGAAAAGCGTATCGCACAAACTAACATGTCAAAATTCCTAGAGGAGAACCCTGCTCTAGTGCCCCCCGGCCTCAACTCTATGTCAGAGTATGAGATTCGCGTCGTTAAACCAACTAAGTAACAACCATGTCAAACCTATCCGTATTTAATCCGTCAAACGTACCCGCATTCGCACAAGGTGGCGAGTTATCTGAAACAGCCAAAGCCCTCATGGGCGGCACACTCAACACAAGCAGACGCATATCCATCAGGGGTGGTGTGTTCCGTGTTGTAGCAGGAGGCAAAGAACTTGCATCCATTGAAGAGCGTCAGCTTGACGTGATCGTGGTGAAAGCTGCCCCAAAAGTCAGCCGTATCTTCTACGCTAAGTCTTATGATGTTGACAACATCACCGGACCCGACTGTTGGTCTAACGATGGTGAGATGCCTGATGTTTCCATTAAAGCGCCTCAAGCAAAGACTTGTATGTCCTGCGAGAAGAACGTAGCCGGATCGGGGCAGGGTAATAGCCGTGCTTGCCGGTATCAACAACGCTTGGCTGTAATGCTTGCGGACAATCCTGATGACGTGCTACAGTTGGCACTCCCTGCGACATCCATCTTCGGTAAAGAAGAAGGAGACAAGCGCCCATTGCAAGCGTATGTTAAGCACCTCGCATTGGCTTCACCTCCTGTGGACATCGAGAAGATCGTGACCCGCATGAAGTTCGATACCAAGGCCGAGTCGCCTAAGCTGTTCTTCTCTCCTGTGCGTTGGTTGACCAACGTTGAGTTTGAGTTGGCAAGAGCCAAAGGTACTACGCAAGAAGCGCTCGATGCAGTACGTATGACAGTAGCCCAAGTGGATGGCGTGAAGCCCAAAGCTGCACCGCTTGCTCTCGCAGGTACTCCACCTGTTGAAGTGGAAGCCAAGAAGCCAAAGACTGCACCCATTGCTGAAGCAGATGAGGAGCCCGAGATTCGCAAAGAAGCGGCTAAAGCTACGGCAGTCCCTGCCAAGAAAAGCAAGCTCGCTGATATTGTTGATGATTGGGATGATGAGTAACACCCAAGGGGCTTCGGCCCCTTTTTAAACTATGCCCTACTCAGACAAAATCGTTAACCTCGTAGCCAAGTCGCCTAAAACTCTTGGGAGTACACTTGGGCGCTGGGCTATACATTTGGATTTTCCTGTGACGAAGATCGCTTACGCACTTGGCGTTACCCGACAAACAGTCTACAACTGGTTCGAAGGTAAGGATGTGTTTGTGGCCTATCAGAACAGGGTGGAACTTTTAACAAAAATTATGTCGAGCTCAAAAACAGCCGACGAAGCATGGAGAAGAATATGTCAGGAATACAACCTAGAGCCCTAACCAACGATGAGCTTGCACGTTTTGCAGAAACACTTGTGTATCGTCCCGAGGGTATGCCCATTGATTATCAGAAAGAATTGTTGCGACGCTTCATGCAGGCCGACATTCAAGACGCTATTCCCTACCCACAGGTTGGTCAGTTAGATCTCTTTAAATAAACCCGAAGGACTCGAATGGAACCGCTAGAGTTTATGGCGGCGGTTCTGCCATCTCCGGGTAACGGACGCTATTGCGTGGCAGAACTCACCAAGAAAAAGGAACATGTATATGTTGACAATCTACAAGAAGCCGAAGCGAAGATAAACCAATGGAAGAAAAACAACTATGACGTTTATTTTGCGCTCGGAACGTTTGGCGATAAGGACTCACGCGTTGCAACCAATGTCCAAATGGTCAAGTGCATTGCGGTGGATATTGATTGCAATCACCCTAAAGATATACCTGATGATAAAGGTAACATCAAACCAAAAGCATACGCTTCCGCTAAAGCGGCAGTACAGGCACTACTAGCGTTCTGTGATGAGGTGGGGCTGTCCGATTTGGGCAGACCTTGGCTTGTTGCGTCTGGCGGTGGCGTACACGCATACTGGCCGTTCAAGGAAGCCGTGGACAAGGAGGAGTGGAAGCCTGTGGCTGAGGGGTTCAAGCGCTTGTGCTTTCAAAAGAAGCTCGACATTGACCCAACAATCACAAGCGATGCGTCTCGTGTTCTGCGTGTGCCCGGAACCATCAACACAGGCGTTAAAAGCAACAAGCGTGTGAGGGAAGAAACCAATGTTCGGTTCATGAACGAAGGTGACTTCTTTGATTTGGAGGATATTAGGGCGCTAGTAACCAAGCATTTGGTAGGGACTGTGTACGAAAATACAACGTATCAACCCGTGTCAGGGCATTCCATTGCGTTGCAAGGCGTTCCATTAAAGTCCACGAGTGCCACGACTGTAAAACTTTTTGA